GCGGTCTCTGCTGTCTTGCCGTCCGTGTCATCCACGAATGGTCCAAGCTTGATTGTTGCCGCTGTTGATTGTTTGAGTATGCTCATAAGTTACCTCTTATCTGCTCATTAGTCTTCGATAGTGCATAATGTGGTTGATGATGGATGATGGGTCGCCACCCCCTGCTTCCGTGCCGAGATACAGCCGACCACCGTAAACGCCAGCCGAAATAACCGAGCCGTCATCCGACATTGCGGAGGCTTGCCAATTCTTATTCGCGTCTCCATCAGGTTGTACTTCCGACCAGTTTGTGCCTGAGTTGGTGGATAAGTAGAGACGGCCATTGGTGGAGCTATACACGCCAGCGAGAATGATAGACCCGTTAGAAGACATTGCGGAGGTGTACCACCTCACATTCACGTTCCCAGCAGGTTGTACTTCCGACCAGTTTGTGCCTGAGTCGGTTGAGAGGTAAAGCCGACCATTATACACGCCAGCGATAATCTTTGACCCGTCAGAAGACATTGAGGTGGTATACCAATACTTATCCACATTCCCAGCAGGTTGGACTTCAGACCAGGTCGAGCCAGAATCGGTTGATAAATACAGACGCCCGCCATCAACGCCAGCGATAATCTTTGACCCGTCAGAAGACATTGAGGTGGTATACCAATACTTATCCACATTCCCAGCAGGTTGGACTTCAGACCAGGTCGAGCCAGAATCGGTTGATAAATACAGACGCCCGTTATACACGCCAGCGATAATCTTTGACCCATCACTTGACATTGACGAGGTTTGCCAACTCTTATGCGCGTTCCCAGCAGGTTGTACTTCCGACCAGTTTGCGCCTGAATCGGTTGATAAATACAGACGCCCGCCATCAACGCCAGCGAGAATGATAGACCCGTTAGAAGACATTGACGAGGTGTGCCACCTCACATTCACGTTCCCAGCAGGTTGTACTTCCGACCAGTTTGTGCCTGAGTCGGTTGAGAGGTAAAGCCGACCGTTCGTTGTACTGTAAATGCCAGCGATAATCTTTGACCCGTCCCCCGACATTGCGGAGGTACGCCAATACTTATCCGCATTCCCAGCAGGTTGTGTTTCAGCCCAAGTATGAGCCATTATAGCCTACCTTACTCTGCAACGTTCCATTGCGGTTTTGCGTACGCAATCCACAACAGTTTTGCGCCGCCGTCAATCTCACTCTGCACGCCTTCCAGCGTTTGCCCGCAGCCGTGTTTGGTCGAAAATTCAAGCGTAATATTCGGGTGCGCCGTGTTGGTTGTTTGGCACGACACAACCATCTCGCTTTCAACAATCGTGCAATTCGTCACTTTTACTGTTATCATTTAGTCCTCCGATAACTCACTATTCGATATACTTTATTTTGATACTTACTGAGATTAATCAACGTGCCCGTATCCGGATCAACTGCCCACCAACCATCGGAGCGTTCACCGACAATGACGACCCAATGCTGGTTGAGCGCACCGCCTGCGTAGAAGTCGACAAGACCCAGCGCGGGGCGTTTGCTACTCAGTATGGAACGTGCCTGTGATTCCCAGCCAGTGCCATTCCAATACCAGGTGTAGTCAGATAGTTCCCTTTGAATCTTGTCAGGGAACAACACACCTGGGTATTTCCAGTACATATTCGCATACTTGATACCGCCTTGATAGTTGTACTGATAGCCGCCCTTCAAACCGAGCAGGTTGTTGTATCGTTTAGGGTCTGTATCAATTCCCAGAAAATCCAGGTAGATCGCCACGTCTGTAACCAGGCAGCCTTGATGCTTCATCAAAACGCCACTTGACCCCATTCGGTCGTTGCCCCAACGCGGGTCGTGCTGTGACCAAGTTTTGACTTTCAACAACCCCGTCCAGTCGTCTTCAACTGGCTCTGGCTCTGGATTAGTGACAATCGGCAAGTAGACGTTGTTCTCACCGCGCCCAAAGAAAGAATTGAGTTCCTCTCTTGTGCCGTTGTATCTGTCTTGATCAACGTAGTACGAACCAACACCAACCTCTCTGCCCTTGCCACGCTCACAAGTTTGGTGAAATAACCACTTACTTACACCATTAGGCATCAATGGCGGTGACGGCATCTCTGGCGTATAAAGCGGATAAGGCAGTGCTGTCCGATAATAAGCCAACCACCAGTCAGCATTAATCAACCGTGGGTCGGTTAGAAGCATATTGTCCTGAACCCAATACGCTCTTGAATAAAGAATCGGATAGCGACCAGTTACCTCTTTAATCCGCTCCATCATCACGAGTACCCGTCTTGAAACTTCTGCCTTTGACAATCCGTGTCCGCTCTTTTCAAGGTCGAGCACGAGACGATCGTACTTCCAGTCAACGCCTGCTTGCGTGACAATGTCAATCAAGTGGTTAGCTTGCCTTAGAGGGTCGTCTGATAGCCAGACGTAGCAGTACGCTCCCCTATTGTGACCGATAAGCCCTTGCCAGTTTGCGTAGAACTTTGGGTCTGTGTAGCCCCAACTCTCGGTAGCCTTGACGAACACAAAAGACGTATTTGCTCGCATTTTCGCGAAGTCGTTTGTGCCTTGATGTTTGCTTATGTCAATCCCAAAAGGTAAACTCATGATCAATGCTCCTAATGCCAGCCTTCTAAGCCAAGCCATTCGTGTTCATAGCCAGTAGCCATAAATCTGCAGATAAACGTCCATCGTACCCGACCCACTGGCGGCGATGTCGTAATAAATATCGCCGTTTGCGTCGCAAGGGACGATCAAGCAGGCATTGACGAACTTGTCATTGGCAATACCACTGCATCTCGCCGATAAGCCGCCAGCGCCCGAACTTGGAGAGAGGGATATTAGACACTCATTCGCCGCACTACCGCTATCTCTGAGCGCTACATTAAAAAGCACAGCCTTGATACCAGCCGGCGCACCAAACACGGTACTCAGATCAATCTTCGTCTTTGCGGTCGTGCTGAAGCTATCGCCATCCCAACTGGTCGAGATGAGGGGAGAGGTGAGAAAATGCCAGCCGGATAAATTCGCTCTTGATACTTTCATGCTTGCGCCGGTGCTGGTATCCACAATTTCTGAATAATCGTCATCCGCAGGTGCGGTCAATTCTGTCAAGTCAGTAATCTTTTTGTCTGCCATAATGCCTCCTAAAAAATAACAACGCCGCCGGCAGTAGCACGGAACGGCCTGAGTGATACAACCGCGTGAGCGGAGCGGGAATTTGTCCACGTCCAACTCATTGAGGTAGTGCCGTGAGCCAGCCCACTTTTGTAGCTGATACCAGGTCTGCCAGTGACGTTGTAAATACCAGTTTGCGCCCCATCGTGGGTTTTCGCTGCGCCTGCCCAAACAATGTCGTGCACCCAGCCCCCGCCGACACAATCAACCGTCAAACTATCACCATCACTGTCTGAATTCCCGTTGCGGAATGAATCCGAGTCAACAACTGGATCACTGCTTACGCCGGTAAATACGGCGATATGAAAACGCTGAAAACTTGTGCCGTCAAACGTGATCGTGTAAGAGCCAGCCGCTACGCTGTCAGGAATGTTCGCTCCCCAAATTTGAGCCGCTTCTGCGGTTGGCTCTGTTTTTGTGATCATCGTTGCCGCTGTGCCTGCAATGTCTACGGAGTTCGGAAAGTAAGAACTCGCGTTGCCCATATCACCGATCATAAACAGCACATATCGGTGTGTACCAGTCGGCAATGTGAAGGTAGGTGTGATCACAAAATCAACGTTAGATGTATTGACGATCATCAGGAAACGCTCACTGTCACAATTGCGTACAATCCCTTTTGCCCGCCGTTTGCACTCACCGTTCCCCCACCGTGATCAGTAAGCACAACGTTAAGCCAGTCACCTGTCGCAAGCGTGGCATAGGTCGTGTCAATAACCCCACTTCTGCCCGTGTAAGATGTCCGCTCGGTAGGGTCGACTACCACTGTGGTTGATAGCAGGTTGCGTACCGTGCCGCCCCTGTCCCGTTCCAGCTGCATGATGACCGTTCCCGCCGTGCCTGCGGTTGCTATTGCCGCGTCAGCCGCCGTGATGACCCCGCCATTGAATGCGCTTGGAATAACATATCTGTGTACCGTCCCTTTATAGGTTGGTTCTTCAACGCCCACTGCTTCAATCGTGATGGTTCTTGTTCGTGCCAGTTCATAAATGTGAGCCACATTCCCACTGACTTGTGCGTTCATCATTGCCGCTGTGACGGTTTCGCCTGTTACCCACGTTCGTGGTGTTGTATATGTCATAGTTGTCTCCTAATAACCCAAGATCGTGGTGGTATCCAGCACGCCGTAGGTCGCGTCACCAAGAATCCAGGCGTCGTATGTTTCGTACATCGAATTCTGTAGCCCGTATGAATAAGTGACGATGTCGCCAGACGTGACTGAAAAATCGATCGACTGGATAAAATAATCCTGATCAATGCCCGCGCTCGGTACGATGATTTTTATCTTGTCACCGATGTTCAGATCCAGGAACGCATTGAGCAGAAAGTCTTTGTAGTAACCTCTATAAGCGTTCGGATAGGAGGTATCATCTCTGTTGGCAACAAGCGTTATGCTCTGAACGGTCGTGTATTTCTGCTTATGCTTTGCGAGTAGCGCCGAACCGATGTCAACCGTTTGAAGGGTGTTATCCTGATATAACAAGTCGAGGTTGAGCGTTCGTGCCCCATCAGTGGCAACCAGTGCTGAATCCTCTGTCGTTTTTTCGACGGGGCGATAGATATAAACGCCTTTGCCCCGTGCCAGCAACTGCGTGACATAGCCGGTTATTGAGCCTTTGTTTGTGAGCGTGTAATCTACACCATTTGCGCCATAGACCGCCGTCACTTGCAGATCAGCCGTGATATTTGCACCCGACCCATCCTCCGCCGCATTGAAGATGTAGTCTGTGCCGGCAACCGGCGTAACAGTGGATAGAGCCGTCACTGTTTGCGCTTCCTGGTTCGGATCTCTGAATCGCCCCTTCATGGTGACAGTCTGATTCGCTCCGACCTCTAATGCGCGTTCGAGCGAAAACAGAATCACATTACTTGTGTCTATCTTGCGCGGATAAGCTTTCGTGTCAACCTGGTTGTAATAAGCCTCCGCATGCTTTACAACAACCGAGCGGAAGTTGTTATTGAACACGGCATCAACCGTTGTAAACTCAGGCTGCAGAACGCGAGTGTCGCCGTCTTCTGTAATTCGGACATCGCCGGCTTGCGTTATACGGGTGTCTGTCACTGTTGTAGTCCGTACGTTGACTTTTGCCAACGTTTTACCGCTTCGCTGCCCCCTATTCTCGACTGTCAGCACCTCATCACAGTCATTGGTCTGTTTCAGGTAGACGTAACCCAACTCGGACAGTGTCGCCTTACTGACTTCCTGCATTGCGCGGGTCTTATCCCGCAAGGTATCAAACACACTTGCAAACGTTGACTTGCCCGTGCCATACGAAACTGAGAGCGGTTTGACCGGCATATTGGCAAGGATCAAGGCGACCACCTGCTCCAACCGTTTGTTGGTTGTGTAGGCTGGCAGGTTGAGCTGATGAACCGCAAACTGCTCCATGTAATCGAGCACTTTGACCCTTGTCACCGTCATGAACTGCGTTGTGCCTATCTCAATGCCATCAGGCGGTACAATGCCGTAAAAACGGGTCATTCTTCGCCCCTCGTAGGTAAACGCAAGTCTGAACCGCATTCCCGACTGGAATCCAGGCATACAGTTGACGTGACCCGGAGTGAACAGATTATTGACGTTGTGCAGTACAAGCGTCAGTTGACCCGTTGAAGCCACCCGGTCGATCGGTCTGCTGCTGCGAATGCCCGTTGACGCGTTTATGCCCGCTGCCTGAAGCCGGTATTGGTTCAGATCAACCCACGCGTCCTGAAGCCTGAATTCACACGCTATGCTGTCGAATTTCACGCGCCCACCATCAACAAAGCGTCTCGGACTGCCATCGCAATGTCAGACGCGGTAGGCAACCTCCCGAGTGCTGCCAGTAGATCGCCATTGTCGCCGCCTAACATCGCGCCGGTTGATGCGTTGGAATAGACACGCCCGTTCGTGTCTGGGATGAAAAGTTCTGGGCCTGCTTCACCGACAATATAGGGTTGACCGGCTAATTCGTACCCGCCCATTGCTTTCAATCCTGGTGTTACACTGTCTCCGCCTTCACTTCCGCCTAAACCACCTAAGTCACCGCCCAAGTCGCCTAAGTTGCCGCCGACACCCGCCCCGTAGGTCGCAATGACAATATTTATTTTTGCGTTGTAGGTACGTTCCAATGCTGACAATTGCTTTTGAAGGTTGCCAACGGCTGCCATCGCATTTTGAACAGACGAATCTAACGGCATAAACACGTCTTCAAATGCTTTCGCTTTTTCTGCAAACTCTTCTGGATTTTCAAGCAATGTCTTGAACAGGTCGTCAAGCTCCATTTTCATTTCAAACTGCATGACATAATTCGTGCCATACGTTTTGTCGAGTATATCCAACGATGACTTGTACTTATCGATGCCTATTTTTCCGCTTTCCCACTCTTCGTCCAGTCTGCCTTTTAGATCACCGCTAACGCCGAGCCTCCATTCTTGCTCTGCTTGCGCGACCGTTGTGTAAGCATCTGCAAGATCTTCGCGCAAGACTTGCGCGGTTTCCGCTAATTCAATGCGCCATTGCCTCAACCTTATTTGGTAAGCGAGCGCAGCCTCTGACATCTGATTTGTAGATTGTGTAGTAGAGTCCATAGACATCCAAACACGGTCATTTGCAGCAGCCCATTCGTCAGCGTTGCTAATAAATGCACCTGTACCATAGGTTTCGTAAAGAAATTTCACTTGCTCCGCTGCTTTGGTAGATGACATTCCGGTTTCAGTAACAAGCCGGTTGTATTCATTCAGCGCAGGCATCAGTGATGCGACCCAACTTGCACGTTCATCTCGCGTTCCAATAATCGGCATGTTAGCCCAGGTCTGTTCGGCTTCTGAGACGAGCCCGATGCTTACCGCGAGGGCTATCAAATCCTTGTTTTGTTTATCAATGTTTGCCCGCTCAAAACCAAGACCGATTCCCTCTACATACCCAAGTCCTCCAGTTTTTCCGACTGGCATTCCGTTGGCATAATCAAATCCGCCACCGCCTGCGCCACCTCGCTCAAGCGCTATTGCTTTTTTCAAGTTATCAATGTACGTTTGGACTTGAGACGCTGCATACTCCCAATTGCCTGCGACATCTCTCGCCAATCCGCCTTCTGCTTCCAAAAGAGGTGCAGTGCCCTCAATTGCCTTATTGATCAAGGCTTGTTTTCTTTCGGCATCCGTCAAAGCATCGGTGACTTTCCCGATACTTCTTGCATAATCATCAAATGTTTTTTGACCGCCAGTGACAATACCGAGGTTATCAAGAATCAACGGACTCATTCGCCCGATACCAGTAATGATGTCGTTGAAGGCTTGCGTGGTTGAAATCCCCATCGCCCTGCCGCGCATAGCCGCGACCTCCATCAATTGAGCAATTTGTTCAGCGCTGTTCCCTACGCCTAACATCATTGCACGCGCTGACGACTGCATTATGTCAGAATCAGACACCATGCCGAGGGAAGCAGATCGGACAGAATTCATAATGTTATTCATATCCATGCCCATTGATTTTGCTAATGAATATGAGGTGTCTTCAAGACGCTGAAGTTGTGCGCCTTCGTGAGAAAAATCGAGCACTTTTTTAAATGCGACCACTGTCGCTATAGCTGGAGCAGCCGCCGTGCCGATTGCTCCCATCGTTTTTAACCAGTCTTGCCCGAATGCAACCGCGCCTTGCCCCATTCCCTTCAGTGAATTATCGAATCCATCGCCGAACTTATTGATGCTTTTCGCGGTTTTCTGAATTGAGGATTCCGCATTACTTAACCCCTTCTCAAGCCCGGAAGTTTCAGCACCAATACTTGCGAAAAGACTTGCTACCTGCATCGCCATTTATTTCACCAATGTCCTTTTCGCTTTCCCCAATCCGTCTCTCACTTGCAGCCACTCATTCATATCGGCAACTGAGAGCGCGTCTACATATTCCAACGTCCACCCAGTCTCTTTCACAAGTTCCCATCGCCAGAACTCCCAGGGCATCCCTTGTTTCTTGACAACCGCCATGTAGACGCGCCCGCTTAGTTTTTTGAGTTGTCTAAATCGCTGGCTTCCTTGAATGATTCCCAAATACCGACTGCGATCTTGCGATAGTCAATCGGGCTCAGATCGGAGAGCTCATCGGCGGTCATTCCAACCAGCTTGCCAACGATAATGTCGTTGGTGTCCTCGTCGGTTTCCTTATCGATCAATACCCGCCATTCCTTTTGGGTGATAGCGCTCCAGTCGTAGTTGACTTCACGTCCGTCTGATAGCGTGATCATTAAGACTTCGCCCCATTCTTCTGGAATGTGCAGGAAATCTCAACCACATCGGCGTAAGGGACGTTGATCTTCGCGCCCATAGCGATGGCTGGATAAATGTCCTTCTGCTTGCCAGATGCAGTACCTTCAGGGTAGACGGTCAGTGTGCCGCCTGTTCCGGCTTCAAGCGCACTAACAAGTGCCGTGCCTGCCGACTGGTACAAGCCTGACCATTCAATCGTAGCGTCCTTGATTGTCGGAATATAGGTTTTGTCGGTATCAGCACCGGCTGTGGTTTCAGCCAGGTCGATGTTCGGGTTGATCGAGAGCGTGCGGAAGTCAGTATTCAAGTTCACCGTACCACCGCTATATGCCCAAGTTGCAACTAAGTTTTTTCCAGTAATTTTAGCCATTTTGTTCTCCTATAGCTTTTATGATTTGTCCATGCGCACGCGGTAATAAGCACCGCAAGCCCACGTATGTTTTCCTGCCTCGTCAATTTCTGGCAGTAAAAAATCTTCTTCACGTGCCAGCCAAAAGTTGTTCCAGTTGGTCACGGATAATGTCCCATTGAGCAGGTTGTTGATATGCCCGTCAATTGTTGCCGCTTCCTTTGCATCATCGGCATAAGCCCTGACATACACAACTTCCTGCACACTTTCGCGCGGTGTAAAATTGTCAGCACCTCCAGCAGCGTAACTCCAAACCACGTAAGGCAAGGCAGCCCCTTCCGGCGCAACGCCGTGATAGATACAGGTGCCTCCAAGCGCGTTTGTGAGCACCGTACCGCCTGATAATTTCGTGTAAATTGCTGCATTGAGTTCGTTGTAAGGTGATGTCATTTGAACAGCCCTTCTGCCAGTAATGCGGTCAATCGCTCCCCACCTCTATCAACTGCCGGTGTTAGGAACGGTTGAGCCGCCATTTTCCGAGTGCCCAACTCTACGTAAGCGGCATATTCAGCGTTGAACTTGATTAGCGAGTTACCGCCTTCACCCTCTACTTCGCTATTGCTTTTCAAGTAACCAGTACGAACTGGCGCAAGTGTCCGAGCTTCGCCCAAGATATAATTCGCCGCTTCTCTTACTGCCTTGTTCTTATTCCCTGGAATCGTAGCAAGCAATTCGTTTATCTTTGTTGTATCAACGCTCACGCTTATGCTCATCGCACACGCTCCAATTCAGCCCGTCTCACGGCATCCCAACTCTGCTTTTCGTTCACGCTTTTCACAGACCAAACCGCGCTGTCAATTTTGACCCGATGGCTGGTTGTGATTGCTGTGCCATAAGGCAGACTCAACACGGCCTTGCTATACGATTGCACCGCGCCGCCTGTCACTTTTTCAGAGCCGGAACGATAGTCGAGCCGGCACTTCACATCCGCAATTGCCGTACCCCACGCCTCGCTCATTCCACCTTCGCCGTCCGAGGTGTAAGCCACGCTCAAAATGTCACAAACACTGGGCATCAAGTCTTCGATATCCTCTCGCATTTGAGCCAACTCTTTGACGGTCAAGCCAATGCTCATAGGTCACCCCTCACAATTCTCGCTGTTTGTACGCCCCCGTTTGTTGACCGCTGTTGATAATAGAGAGACATGTCCAGGTATTGCTGCGCCTGTTGACTTCGCTTGATCGAATGACCGTCGGTAGAGAAGTCAACCAGCCCTGCCACGTGAGACGCTTTCATCCGCCA